GATATGGAACGGGCGTGCGCTGCCATTTGGAGCCTGACTTGAGAACGGGGGCTGGATTCTCCACCGAAAGGAACTTCAGAACGTGCTCGATCTGCACACGACGAAGATTAACGACTTTTTCAAGCTGCAAGGCGGTCAATCCATCACTTTCCTCGAGAACTGCCAGAATAGCGAGGACCCACCTTTCTTTGGGGAATGCGCTTTTCCTGAAGTAATCATGGATTTGAGTAGCGCAGCGCAGGCGGCGAACCGAGCGGGCATTGGTGTCCATCACGCCGCCTCCCGCTTGCGTTCGCGCATTCCAAAGAACCGATAGCCATTCCAGCGCGTGCCCGTGATGGCAAAGGCAACGGCCGAGAGCGATTTGAACTTGCGGCCCTGCCAGTCGTAACCGTCCTTCAGGACCGTTACAGTGTTTTCGACGCCGTCCCATTCCCGGATGAGCCGCGTTCCCGTGACGGGATTGCGAGGGTCCGTGATCTGCAGTTTGCGTTTGCTGATGCCCTGAACCTCGTCGGCCAGAAGATCCAGCATCCGGCGCGTGTCGCGGTCGGGTCCGCCATAAGCCAGTTCCTGAAGGCGGTAAGCGAGCCGAAATTGTAGGAACGCCCTGCTATTGTTGGGGGCCGAGGTCCCCATGAGCTTTTCCCACTCGGCCTTCAGGTCTTTCACCGACATGGCTTTCAGGGCCGCCAACCGACAGAGCACAGTCTTGTCGGTGACGTGATCAAGGGCCAGACGGTCAGGCTTTATCTTACTGTTTTTGTGCATGAATTCCTCTTATGAAGATGCGTTTCATGCGACGACCACCGCTCTTGGCAGGCGGAAAGTCCACAAAACTGTCTCGAGGGGTGGAAGATAAAGAACTGGACTTCGCCGCGTTCAGGCGAACGACCCCCGCCGCAAGAATACGACCGAGTTCTTCAATCCTTGCGCGCGCAGACATCTTGTCAGGGCATAGAGGATTGGGCCCCGAAATCGGGGTTGAATTGGTATCAAGCATGGAAGCGCCTTTCGAGTTGGTGCCCAAAGTTGGCTCCAAGAGGCACTGATATTCAAGTTAAAACAATGTGTTGGCGAAGGCCTGCGCATCGGTGCGCAAAGGATCGTGTTTGCCGGTGACCTGCCTTAGATCTCTCGCGCAAACCACCGGATCCGTCCGATGATGTTGATCTCCTCGGCGGTCCGTTCGTATTCGGGGTAGTGCTTGTTGTCCGAGATGACGCGTACCGCAGGCGGGTCACTGTTGGGCACATGCTGCAAACGTTTGGCCACCAACCCCATGCCATCATCAAGGACGAAGATGCCCGGAGGGTTTGGCGAAGGCCGCGCCATGTCGACAAGAACTGTATCGCCGTTCATCAAGGTCGGTTCCATGCTGTCCCCCTCGACCTTCATGATCCTGAGTTGTGAAGGGGAAGCCTTGAGGCCGTTTTTGATCCAGGATTTTTGGAAATGATAGGCGCGCCCGGGAGCTTCCTGCTCCTCTAGAACGATCGAACCGCCGCCCATGGAGGGGCGTACATCTGCTCGGGCAATCGAGACGAAGATATCGTCGGGGTTTTCGATAAAGGGCGCGGCACCCTGGACCTCGCCGATGCCGTGGATAAGCCAATCCACCTCGACTTTCAAAACGGCCGCCACGGGAAGAAGGCGGTCCAGTCCAGGCCGTGTCGAACGCCCCCGTAGGATGTCATAAACGAAAGAGCGATTGACACCGGCCATCTCGGCGATGTGGGCGGGGCTAAGCCCGAGTTGGGCGGCGCGGGCCTGAAGTCTGTCAGCCATTGTGTGGTGTTCGTTCATGTTATCCCCAAGGGGCTGTGGATTAGATTGGATAAGATAGGATTGATTTTGGATCGTCAAGCGAATAGAACAAATAGGAAACACACGCGCGCGCGAATCCGGGGGAATAATGGAAATCGAAAAGGACTATTTTCCCTTGGCCGAGATCGTCGCACGCTGGTCGGTTCCGGAGGAAGACCTCGTTTACCTCGCCGAGAACAACCAGTTAAAGCTGTCCATAAGGGTCTTCAACCTGCCGCTCGAATTCGGTGATTACGAGGAAGACACCGACGGCGCGCGGTTCCGCATCCCTGAAGAACAGCGGTACTTCAGCGGGCTTCTTGATCTGCATGCCAGCGATGTCTTCCACCTCTATCGCTCGGGCGAGGCCAACCTCAACGAGTTTCGCCACGAGAGAACAGGCTACGCCAGTCTCATCTACGATCACGCGCCGATCTATGTTGTAATTGGCGATTTGCTCCTAAGGCGCGACGAACGTGATCGTTTTGAACTAAAATCTGGCTTTCTTGCGGCAGGGGGCAAGCAGGAGGAACCAACGTTCCTAGCCTCGCGCGATTACAAGGAAGTGCGTTGCTGCGGGCATTTGTTTCAACTGGGCGCCATTCAGGCGACGGTGGTGCGCGGGCTGCACGAGGCGGCCTTGGCCGGCCAGCCCTGGCAAAGCGGCAAGAGGATCCTCTCCTCGGCGAAGTCCAGGAGTATGCGGATGGCGGACGTCTTCAAGTCAAAGGAGACGTGGCGCGAACTGATCAAATCGGATGGCCGCGGCAACTATCGTTTGAATATAGACTGAGTGGGTCCATCCCGCGACGAGAGGACGACTCGGGGCAGCACAGGGGGATGAGCGGGGGATGCTCATCCCCCTTTTGCATTTTCTGCTGCTGTTTCAAAGGCTCTGTCATCCCCTTGCGCATCCACCTGCGATCCTGACGACATCCCACCTCAGGATTGCGCATCATTGCTCCAGAACCATCACAGGAGCCGCAGATGCACGCAAAACCCTGCCTCACGCAAAAGGAACTGGCCCGGCGCTGGACCATCTCGCACCGCACCCTCGAGCGGTGGCGCTGGACTGGCCAAGGACCCGCTTACCTGAAGATCGGGGGACGGATCGTCTACCGGATCGAGGACATCCTCGCCCACGAACACGCGCATTTGTGCCGGACCGAGGACAGCCTCGGGATGCGGGTGTCGTGATGCAGCCCGATGCCCAAGACGAGATCGGGTTCAGCCTATGGATCTCTCAGGCAAAGCCTGGTGCCACCTGCACGTATCATTGCGGATTTCTTGCGGTAGACGCCACCGCTCAGCTCTCAACGCTGAGCGGTATTCAACGCCGCAAGCTTCGTGATCTCGCCGCAGCAGCAGCACGGGCCGCGGAACAAGATCTCGTTCATCTCGTCCAGGCCCGCCTTGGTCCAGACCGCTTTGCCTATCGGGCGATCGCACGCCCAAGCCCTTCATCCCAACTGAAATCATCCCCGTACGCGCTCCGTCCGACCCCCTTGTTCCCCCAATCCTGAAACGGAGAAACCATGACTTACCCCGAGAATATCCCGAGCGTGACGGACGCGCTCAATCTGCCATTAACGGAACTGGCCCTGCTCCCACCGACGCTGCTCGCCGCGATCCAAGGGGAGATTGATGTCGCCTCGGATCGTATGAAGGCGGTCGTCGAGCGGTTCGCGCTGGCATTGGAGGTTCGCTATGCGACGCGCGCCTTGGAATGCCGCCGCGAAGCGGGCAAGGACACGGGCACAACCCGGTTTGACGATAACGGCGTCACCGTCATTGCCGAATTGCCCAAGCGTATCGATTGGGATCAGGCAAAACTCGCTCAGATCGCCGAAAATATCGCATCAGCCGGCGAAGATCCTGCCGAGTTCATCGACACAAAGCTGTCGGTCTCCGAACGCAAATATGGCGCTTTGCCGGAAAGCTGGCGCAAGGGCTTCGAGCCTGCGCGCACGGTGCGCACGGGCAAGCCCAAGTTCCGCCTGACCTTGAACGAGGGTGTGCTCTGATGGCTATTTCTCTTGCATCCCTGCGCGCGACCTCCTCACTGGCTCCACCGCGCATTCTGATCCACGGCGTGGCCGGAGTTGGCAAATCAACCTTTGCGGCCGATGCCGACCGCCCGGTGTTTATCATGACCGAGGACGGGCTGGGCAAACTGCAGGTCCCGCACTTCCCCCTGGCAACCAGCTATCCCGAGGTTGCCGAGGCCCTCGATGCGCTACTGGCCGAGGACCACGACTTCGGCACTATCGTGATCGACAGCGTTGATTGGCTGGAGCCGCTGATCTGGGCCGAGGCTTGCAAACGCAATGGCTGGGCCTCTATCGAAACCCCCGGGTTCGGGAAGGGCTACGCCGAGGCGGTCACCGTCTGGCGGGAATATCTCGACAAGCTCAATGCGCTGCGCGACCGCAAAGGCATGGTGGTTATCCAGATCGCCCATACTGACATCAAGCGTTTCGACAGCCCCGAGCACGAGCCCTATGACCGGTATGTGATCAAACTGCAGACCCGAGCTTCAGCCCTGCTGCAGGAGCATTCCGATGTGGTGCTCTTCGCCAACTATCAGATCTCGGTCGCCAAATCCGATGTCGGCTTCAACAAGAAGGTGACACGGGCGCTCGGGTCCGGGGCGCGTGTCATGCACACCGAAGAGCGCCCGGCCTTCCTCGCCAAGAACCGTTATGGCCTGCCAGATACCCTGCCACTTTTGTGGTCGGAGTTTCTCGCAGCCATGCCCCAATCCGCTTAAGCCTTGAAAGGATAAGATCATGGCACGTTTCGATACGTCCTTTGACGCGACCAGCGTCGAACCCACCACCGCTCAGGATCTGTTGCCCGCCGGCAAATACCGCGCGCAGATCGTCGAAAGCGAGATGCGCGCCACCAAGAACGGCATGGGCCAGTTTTTGTGGCTGATGCTCGATATCATCGAGGGCGATTACAAGGGTCGCAAGATCTTTGATCAGCTGAACCTGGTGAACCCGAACCCCACCACAGTGGAGATTGCGCAGCGCACGCTGTCGGCCATCTGCCATGCGACGGGCAAGATGCATGTCAGTGACAGCGAGGAGTTGCACCTGCTCCCTATGACGATTCAGGTGAAAATCCGCCCGCCAAAGAACGGCTACGGCGAAAGCAATGCCATCGCCTATCTGCCCTCCGAGCGCGGTGCTGCGCCACGAGCCGCCAAGCCAGCGCCCGCTGCGGCGCCTACTTCGGCGGCCCCACCCAAGATGGCGTCTGCTCCCTGGAACAAGAAGGGCTGATCATCTGCGCTGCCCCCTCGCCCTTAAGTGATGGGGCAGCACCTCCCGCAACCTGAGGACATACCCATGACAGATATGACCAACGCGGCCCCCGTGGCCGCGAATAGCCCCGGCTTGCCTGATGATAAGCGCCGGTTGATTGAACTCGACGACGCCATTGCCAAGATCCGCACCCAGATCGCGACGGCCGATCTCGCACGGCAGCGGGGCCAAAAACCGATTGACCCGGATTGGTTCCATCGGGCCCGCACAGCCCTTCGGCATCTGTGCCGCGAGCGGGCGGAACTCCTCGCCCAAGGCACCACCCGCCATCGTCGCGAAAAGCTGAAAGACGCGCTGATCGGAATTTTGCGCGAGCGCCATGATCCCGAGAGTTGGAATGGCCTTCTTGCCCAAGCGCAGGCGCGCAGTGAACGGGAGGGTCTGTGATGGCAGAGCTTCCTGAAGCCCTCACGCCGACGCTGACGGCGATCTATGCCGACTACGAGGCCCGCCAAGGCGATGGTTTGCGCGACCACCTCGGGGCCTCGATCATCGGCAAGTCCTGCGCCCGCGCGCTCTGGTACGATTTCCGCTGGGTCACGCCCTCGCGCCATTCCGGCCGTCTGTTGCGTCTCTTCGAGACGGGCCAGTTGGAGGAAGATCGCCTCGTGCGCAATTTGCGTGCCACTGGCGCCACGGTCCTTGAGGTCGACCCCGAAACCGGCCGCCAGTTCCGTGTTGAAGCGCATGGCGGGCATTTCGGCGGATCGCTGGACGGCGTTGCTATCGGGATCCTCGAGGCCCCGAAGACTTGGCATGTGGTGGAGTTCAAGACCCATGGGGTCAAGAGCTTTACGGAGTTGACCGCCAAAGGCGTGGTGCTGGCCAAGCCCCAGCACGCCGCGCAGATGCAGATCTACATGCGCCTGACGGGCATCACTCGCGCGCTTTACGTGGCGGTCTGCAAAAATACCGACGCGCTGCATATCGAGCGCATAGAGGCCGACAGCGCCCTGGCCGAACGCCTGCTGGACAAGGCCGGGCGCGTCATCTTCGCTCAGCACCCGCCCACGCGGATCAGCGAGGACCCAGCCTGGTTCGAGTGCCGCTTTTGCGATCATCAGGCCGTCTGTCATGTCGGTGGTGGGGCGGCTGTGACCTGCAGGTCCTGCCTGCATGCGACGCCGGTGGATGGTGGTTGGCACTGCGCCCGCCACGACCGGATGCTGATAGCAGTCGAACAGCGTGCGGCGTGCATCCGCCATCTCTTCATACCAGATCTCGTTCCGGGCGAGGTCATTGATGCGGGTGACGATCTCGTCACCTACCGCATGGCCGATGGCTCGACCTGGGCAAACGACGCCCGCAGGGCGGAGGCTGTGCCATGAGAGCGGCAAGTATTCGTATCGGTCAGAAATTTGGTCGGCTCACAATTATCGCAGATAGCTGCATTCGGAGCGGAAGGGGCGAAATCTCTTGGCTTTGCGTGTGCGATTGTGGTGCCGAGCACCGCGCCACCACAGGGAATTTGAAATCTGGGAGTGTTCGTTCCTGTGGATGCCTCGCACGCGAGATGTCTTCCGTGAGGCAAAAACAAAGGCGTCGCCCGCCAAAGAACTGCCGGTTCCGAGAGTGCGAAGCGACGATTGAGAAAGGCGCGAAGGGATACTGTGGCAAGCACGCCCAGAGAATTCGTCGATATGGCGACCCAAGCTACGTCGCGCCAAGCTCGGTCGTTCGGGAGCATATGCGTGCAGCCCAGTTGCGCCGCTTTCCGGCAGTGAAGCCATCAACTTATCGAAAGCTTTTCGGTCGCCACGAACATCGCGTGGTTGCCGAGGAAAAGCTCGGCCGGACCCTGAGGCCGGATGAGCACGTACACCATCGAGATCACAACCGGCAGAACAACGCTCCTGACAATCTGGAAGTGCTGCCTGCGCGCGAGCACCTGGCTTTGCACGCCGCGATGAGGAGGAAGCCAAAATGCTGATTTTGAGACCCTATCAGGAGGCTGCCATTGCGGCCATCTACAAGTACTACGGCGAGAATACTGGAAATTGTTGCGTTGTGATCCCGACCGCGGGAGGCAAGTCGTTGGTGATGGCAGCCTTCATCGCGGGCGTGCTGAAGACATGGCCCGACCAGCGCATCCTGATCGTGACCCATGTGCGCGAGTTGATCGCCCAGAACCATGCCGAGATGCTCGGGCTCTGGCCGCAGGCCCCTGCTGGGATCTATTCGGCGGGCTTGGGCAAGCGCGAGGCGCAGGCCCGCATCCTCTTCGCAGGCATCCAGTCGATCCATCGCCGTGCGCACGAGATTGGCCACACCGATCTGGTGCTGATCGACGAGGCCCATCTGATCCCGGGCAACTCCAGCACCATTTATCGGCGCTTCCTCGACGGGCTGGTCCAGATCAACCCCACGCTCAAGGTGATCGGGCTGACCGCCACACCGTTTCGGACGAGCAGCGGCATGCTGCATGAGGGAAAGGACGCACTCTTCACTGATATTGCCTATGAAGCGCCTGTGCGCGATCTGATCGATCAGGGCTATCTCAGCCCGCTGATTTCCAAGCAGCCAGCCACCCGGCTGGATGTATCGAATGTCGGCACCCGGGCTGGTGACTTCATCCAACGCGATCTGGCGGCCGCTGTCGATCAGGAGGCTATCACCCGCGCGGCTGTCACCGAGATCATTGAGTACGGCAAAGATCGCAAGTCTTGGCTGGCTTTTTGTTCGGGGGTCGAACATGCGCGTCATGTGGCCGAGGAGTTCGATCGGCAGGACATCACCTGCCGCACCATCTTCGGCGACACGCCCAAGGAAGAGCGCGACGCGATCATCGGTGCCTTCAAGCGCGGTGAAATCCGTGCGCTGGCCTCGATGGGTGTGCTGACCACCGGCTTTAACGCCCCCGCTGTGGATCTGATAGCCCTGCTGCGTCCCACCAAATCCGCCGGCCTCTACGTCCAGATGGTCGGGCGCGGTACGCGCCTGGCTGCCGGCAAGGAGAACTGCCTCATCCTCGATTTTGCCGGCAATGTCCGCCGTCATGGCCCCATTGATCTGGTGCGGCCAAAGCGCCCCGGAGAGGCTGGCGGGGGCGAGGCACCGACAAAGGTCTGTCCGAAGTGCGAGAGTATCATCACGCTCTCTGCCGCCGAATGCCCTGATTGCGGATACGAATTCCCGACCCGCGTGGTGAAAATCGCTCCGACGGCAGCGACCCTGCCGGTGCTTTCGCCCAAGGTTCAATGGCTGCCGGTCGATGGCGTGTCTTACAGCCGCCACGACAAGCTGGACGGCCTCCCTTCGTTGAAGGTCACCTATAGCTGCGGGCTTAAATCCTACAGCGAATGGGTCTGCTTTGAGCATCAGGGCTATGCGCGCCAAAAGGCGGTGGACTGGTGGTGCAAGCGCGCCGCGGGGTTTGCGGTGCCTCACAGCGTCGATGAAGCCATCGCCGGAGCCACGCACCTCGCAAGCCCAAGCGAAATCTCGGTCCG